TGCGACATTTGTTTGATGGCTGGCATGGCTTTTCGTATCTCGGCATTGATTGCGCCGGTCAGTCCGGGGCTGATCTGGAATACTTGGGTGATTTCTGGCATACCGCCCCCGCCAAGGTTGCTCTTTTGAACGTTGTCAAGGGTGCGGTCCAGCTTGGCACTTGTGCCGGAGGTCACAACCCGCTCACCTTTTTCAAGGTTCCACGATCCAGATTTGGGGACACTGTCTATGCCGTCATGCGCCTGGCCGACATATTGTTGTCCCTGAATTTTCGCAACCTGAAAGGCACCTAGAGCGCCTATAGAGGCTGCAAGGGCGATGTTGAACGGTGGAGGTGCGGAAGCAAGCGCTTTGGTCGCGGCCAGTGCGGTTGCGATGAGGGCCTCACCAGTTGCAAGATTCTTGTAAGCCTGGAATGTTTCCTTGCCGCCCTCTTTCGCAATATCTGCAAAATTACCCATAGCGCTACCCATAGCCCCTAGCGCGCTTTCTTGGTTTGCGGTAAGAATCTGAAAGCGGTTGCTCTCAAGCTGTGCTAGCTCTTCATTGCGTATCTTTGTCGATTCAACGATCAGACTATTCAGCTCGCCCTCGCCCTCTATTAGCCCCTGCCTTGCCCCGTCACGGAGCGCCTGAAGCCTCTGCTCATGAGATTCTTCAATCGAATATTTCCGATCAAGAAAAAGCTTAACATTCTCAAACTCCGACGCCTGTGCTGCAAGAATTTCCTTGCCTCGCTGTCCGGCGTCCAGGCCCCCAAGCACTGAATCATAGGACGCAGCCAAGCTTTCGGTTGCGGCTTCCTGCTTTTCAAATGCGTCGACCGCCTCCAGGGCAGCGCTGGCTAGCGCCAATTGGGCGGGCGTCGCGCCTTCGCTTTCAAGTTTCAGTAGCTTAATAGCATCGGAAGACATACCGACAGTCGCAGCCTGAAACTGTAGCGCCTTAATCTGCTCCTTGATTGGGTTCGCTACCCCGGCTGTGTCGCCACCAAGCCCCGCCGCTTCCTTAATCTTTTTATTTGCGGCTAGCAGTGCGGCGGCGGATTCGTCAGCAGCTACTTTTGCTTCAAATACATACTTTTTAAATTGGTCGCCGGGTAGTGGTTTGCCAAGCTCCTTCGCTAGCTCTTCGTTGATTTCGGCTATTTCAGCCGTGGTGCCATCAATGAGGTCCTGTACGTCCTGCCCAATATCAGACAGGCCGAGCAGTTCAAAGTTTACCTTGGGGATCGCATTAAGGGCGCTCAGTAACTCGTTAACAGCGGCGGTGGGTAGCTCCACTATCTCCCGGCTAATCTCAAGAAAGCCGTTGCGGATCTCCAGCGCGAAAACATCAAGCGCCGCCTTTGTTCTCAGGAACTGCCGGTCTAGCTCTGCTACTGAATTAACCGCATCCCCTGCGCCCTCTATAGCTATGCTGAAAGCGTCAGCGGTGGCAGTGCCAAGCCCACCTGCATCCTTAGCGTTTTGAACAAACAGGTTACTGACACCTGTAAGAATAGGGGCAAACTGCACAGCAAGCTGCTGGCTTAGTCCATCAACCAGCCTTCCCGTACGTGAGAATGCGTCATTAGCCTGCTCGACTTTAATCGCGTCCAGATCACTTAGTGAGAGCCCTAGTGTCTTTAGCTCTTCGCGGTATCCCCGAATAGCATCGCCGCCCTGAACAAAGAAGGCCGCAGCCTCTTTCTGCTCAAAACCAAGGTCTTGCGCGAACCGGGCGGCCCTTTGCATCGAAACGCCGCTGTCGCGCACTGCGTCGGCAATGGCCGCTACTCGCTCGTCAACGTCCATGGCTGACAGTTCTTCAAGGCTCAGGCCCAATGCCTTCACGGCCTTTGCACCCTCGCCCATGCCTACTTCAGCGGCACCAAGGCGGCGGTTAAGCCGAGCCAGAGACATTTCAAACTTGTTCACCCCGGCATCGCCAAAGGCCAGACTTAAGGCTGTTACTGCATCGAATGAGGCACCGAGGGAGCGGGCTAGCTTGGCTTGACTATCGACGGTCTTAAGACCCTTAATCGTTAGCCCTGTGAGCGCAGCACCGGCAGCCGCAGCCCCGGCAGCAACAATGGTCAGGCCTTTCTTGACGGCTTGACTAGTCGCTTTAAGGTTTCTCTCGACCTGCTTGCGCCATTTATTTGACGACCTTTCAGCCTTGTCCATTCCTTGGATGAAGCCCCCCGTTTTCGCAACAAGGTCGAGCGTCAATGTGCCAAGTGATTTCGATGCCACACGCTTTCTCCAGGCAATAAAAAGCCCCACATTAAGCGGGGCTGTTGGTTAAAACTCAGGTGTTCTGCAGGGCTACCCTAACGGGGCCTGAAACAGCCACCAGACAACGGATATGGAAGCGGCAACAATCGCGGCTCGCGCGGGCCAGCCTTTGACCCAGTGCTTGAAGTCAGACTGGTGGCTGCCACATTTCGGGCAAACTGAGGTCGATTCAGATACTTGGTAGTTGCAATCAGCACAGCTAACGTGGGTCATGGGGTTATCCTCCTGGTATATAGGGCCAGCATAGCACCCTAATGCCAGGAGTTCATCGCTTCTTCTAGTGACATTTCCGGCTCGTGCGCATGGGTCATGAAGTCCGTTAACTTGAACTTCTGCTTGGAGCTTTTGCTGTTCAGGTAAATGGCAGCCAGGAGAGCTGAACCTTCTTCTATTCTCATGCCGATATTCAGGCTGCCCCTGAGATCCCGATAGGTCGCCCATTTCAGAAACTCCCGATAACTAAGGCGCTCCTTCGCCTCTGCTATTGTGCGACCGCCGACACCTGCAAGCACTAACTCGTGCCACAGCTCGTCCTCGCCGCTTAACTCTGTGGCTTTTTTTTATCGAAGTCGCTGACCTCACCAATGACGCGCAATAACTCCATCGTCAATGCACGGCAGAGCGGGCCGCGCTCTTCGTCAGCCTCGCCTGTTACGTCCTCAAGGGTGAACACTGGTTTCAGGTCATCGTCAAGGATGGACGAGGCAATGCGGCTGGCCACGGCATCTCGAGAGGTAATGTCAGATACGGCGGTACTGTACGACAGAGGCTTTACGTTCACTTCTGCCGTGTGATTTTCGCCGTTCGACTTCCAGTTGATTTCCTTCTTGACTGGTGCGCCCGTAAAGGCGCCCATATCTTTCAGGCTGTTAATGTTCAGGCTCATACCGGAACCTTCTTGGTCCACTTGGACACACCGCTACGCTGCACTGAGACTTCAGAGGTAACGACGGTATCACTTGAGAAATCAAGCGGGAAGTCTGCAATGTAGCCGGTGAATCCAAACCAGGTGCGGGTGGTAGGCAGAACAAACTTTCCGTCTACATCGACTGTCGGTGGCTCAGTCCCATCGCTCCAGCCCACCACAAATTCGATACTCTCAACGGCGTCATCCAGTGACAGTTCATGCAGTCGAATGTGAGATGGCCTCCTTGGGTCTGCGCTCAACGTCATGGACGCTTGACCGGGTGTGCGCAATCCGCGCCTGTAGGTTCGCTCGTACGCCTCAAGCGGGGTGTCTTCGATCTGGCCAGCCGGGGAGCCGCCAGGTTTGAAGTTGGTAACGCCTTTGATGGTCAAAACGCTGTCATCGGCGGGATCGATCAAGTACAGCTCTGTGCCTTGGCTTAGAATGCTCATTGGTATAACTCCGTGCGGGTTTCAGGGTATTAAAAAACCCGCTCTAGGCGGGTTGGGTCGGGCTCATTCAGCGCGGCGTATGCCAATCACTGTCAAAGCTGATTCGGTATCGCCCGGTGGTTGGGTCTTTGGTCTGCCCTCCCCACCGAACTATGTAGGCTTCAAGCTCTATGGCATCTCGTACAGCGGTTGCGGCTGCGATTACCTGAGCACCGGTGTCTCCGTAAATATCAATCTGTATGGTGTAGGCGTCCATATCGGGCCGCTCGGCCAGGTAGTTCTCAGGGGAGCCTGTGACCACCTGCCACACGGCATAGGGTGACGCCACGCCCTGGGATGCTTCGCCAAAGGGGTATAGGCGCGTAGGGTTTGAGCCCAGAACGGCAGTAACACCAGCGTCAGCGGCAGCAACAGAGAAGATCGGCGGATACATTAGCGGCTCCCAGGCTTAGCAGATTTCTTTATTGCCCGGTCAAGAGCCTTGCCGTATTGCTTGACGAACTCGCCTGCAACCTCACCGGCACTTTCAGACAACGCGGGTCGCATGAATGGCTGGGCCGGCACGCCCTCTGTCCCTAATTCAAGAAAGCGCCAATAGAAAGTATCGCCGCCGGGGTTTGTGCTATCGCCCCCACTGTCCAGGTCGCCGGATTCTCTCGCGCCACCCCGGACACCGACACGAAACATCAGGTTTCCTGTGCGTTTAAATGTCTTGCCAGACCAGCGAACGGCTATGTTATCGGCTATGTTCTCGGCGGTTGTGGGATCATTCAGCCGCTTGGCATTCGCTTTGGCCTTGTCTCGCACCAGATTTGCGGCCTTACGCAGTGCAAAGCGCCCGCCTTTTAGCTGCAGATCAGACTGAATGCCCTTTAGGCGTCCTACCAATTCGGGTAGCCCGTCAACATTGAACTCGATACCATCAGCCATCGTTCACCCCCATAGACACGGGCAGCGTTATATATTCCAAACCAGACTTAGCGTCTGCCAGCACGCCCTCAATGTTATACACGGCACCCCTAAACAAGATTCGCATAGTAGCGTCAATGCCTGGCCGATACCGGATAACAATGCGGGCCATAACCTCGGACTGGCCGGACTTGGCCGCTACAAACTCGCGGGCGCTCAACGGCTCGACTGACGCCCAGACCTGAGAGACTTCCTGCCAGGTGATTGTCTCGGCTCCGGTGTTCGGGTTCTGTGCAGATACGGGCTTTTGGATGGTTACGCGGTGGCGAAGGGTTCCGGCTTTCATACTCCGTAAATCCTGTATGGGCCTAGCAGGGCTGAAACACCAAGGGGAAGTTCTGAGGTGCTTCCCTCAGTTACAGCCTCACGTTTTGAATACCAGTGCCCTATCATCAATAGCATGGCGACATGCACCGCATCGTTATAAATCAAGGCAAAGTCATCGTCAGGCTCGCCGTACTCATCAAGCGGTATCTGTTCCGCTGTAGGATACAGCTTGCGTTCTGTGTAGTTTTCAACGTGTTTGATGGCGGCGTTAAGGTACACGCTAATAAGCGCGTCATCCTCCAAAAATCCCGGCTCTATCCGGCACTGCTGTTTGATCGTTCTCAGTTCAATCATGGTCGGCACCGGTGTTAGTATTAATTAATTTTTGGGTTTTTTTCTGCTAATTTTGGCCGCCTTGTTTCTCGGCTCTGGTTGCATCTTGTTTTCGGGGGAGGGCTTTTTCTTGATCTCCTCAATAACACCTAAGTCGATCAGTTGGCGTGCATCTTCTGGAGAAAGCTCTCGCGTGTCGCCTTCGTAGTATTCCTTTTTACCGTAATGTTGCCTTTTGACTAGATATTCCATATTGCACCTCTTGATAAGGGGCTGACCGGAGCCAGCCCCTTATACCTTGTTACACCACTACGGGTGCGAGATCACCATAGACAAAGCATTCAGGGCGATAGACCGCAAGGGCCAGGCGCTCTTCTGCCAGAACGGTTAACAGGTTCTTAACAAAATCGTCTTCGTTCTCGGTTGCCACTTCAACTCGGGACTGCCAGCGGTCGAATACCTGTGCGCCCAAACGGAACGCGCCAGTAAGGAACTTTCCGCTCGATACAGCCTGAGTCTGTACAACAGGCAGGCCCCACATGGTAGGCGATGATGTGCCCTGCGGGTTGCCGATGATGTAGCGGCCCTGGCTGTCCTTCAAAGTCTCGATCTCAGTCCAGTCAATCGGGTTGAGAACGTGACCAGTTGCAGGGTATTCCGCAAGGATCGCTTGCAGCATAGCCATGCGAAGGGTGTCCATTTTGGTGAACTCAGCAGTCGGCGCGATAGGCGAGGAGTACGCAGTTGATTGCGGTACGATGCCAAGCAGGTTCTGCCCTACACCGTCACCGTTGAGCAGTTGCTGCTCTTCCACATACGCCAGCCCATAACGCAGCTTTCCATCAATGTAACTGGCAAGCTGTGAGGCGTCAGACATAATCTGTCGTGAAGCCTTTACGTAATGAGCGATGACCTTAGCGCTGGTGTTCTTCAGCTCAAACTGCAGATCCGACTGAGGCTTAAGTGCGCCCTCTGCTACGGTTGCAGCGGCGTTGGTGAATCCAGTTTCCTGAACGTACTCCAACACATTACCGTCCATCCGGCCCGGAGTGATCAGGTCACGGATGGTCATGCGGCGTTCAGGCTGCATGATGATTCCGGGCAGGCGAGTGTCTTGCACTAAATCACCAGCGGACCCGGCGGCGTTGGTGGTAGCAAGTGAGATTGTGGCCTTGTACTGCATATCTGCACGGCCACGCTGGCCGCCAGACTCTAGCAGGCTTTTGAAGCGCTCGGATTCAACGAACTGCTCACCGAAGCTTTTGTGCTCGTGGCGCTCTTCATTATCGCTGCGGCGCGCAAGCTTCTGCTCCATCTCGTCAATCCGGGACTTACACCCGTTCAGATCAGTGAGACTTACATCAACCCGCTCCTTGAGATCGTCAAGGTTCTTTTCGCCGCTGGACATTTTGCCTCGCAGCTCTTCGCCCAGACCCTTCACCTCATCGGTGCGCTTCTGGAATTCTTGGGTTAGTTCGACCAGTTGGTTATCTTCGCTCATTGGGTTACTCCATTGTGAGCTTTGAGAAATGCCAGCGCGTCGCTGACTGATTTGCTCGCCTGTTTGTCGCCGGGCTCACCCCGGAGCAACTTGCTCAGTCCGCTCGTGGCGATTGCAGCGGATTGAGTTTTTGAAAAGCCAGCCTCACGCAGGAACTTTTCAAATTCTGGCAGGGTAGGTAGCTCACCCTCCTCTAGTGCTGCCTTTACGGCATCCACTCTCGATTCTTCATTAGCGGGAAACGTCACAATAGATACCTCGAATAGTTTTAGTTCAAGAAGGTTTACGACGCCCCGATCTGCTTTCTGAGAGCGCTTAACGGCATAGCCGATAGACATTCCATCAATGGCACCGGCTTTCATAAGGGCATGGATTTCTCTAGCTCTCTGAACTTCGCCAACCAGCAACCGACCTTCAACGTAAAGCCCGTTCTCGTCCTCCTCCATCTTGGTGTAAACGCCGATGGGATCGTTAT